ATGTTGTAAATATGTACCAGAATCATTTACTTTAACTATTCCAGTATTATTTTCAAAATAATAAAAACCAGCCTCAGTAGGTAGTGCATAAATTTGGCTATTACCAGTTACTATACCTACATTTGTACCATCATCAGTAATATTACTATCCACAGCAGTAGTAGCACTACCAGCTTTTAATACTTTGTTGGTTGTTAAGCCTGATAGACCTGAACCGCTTGATAATAAGTTAACATCAGCTTGTTTAGAAGTGCCACCTTGAACTATCTCTATTTTATCTCCAGAATTTACTGCAGTAGCTGAAGGTAAATCTGTTATTTTTTTATTAGCCATTATTCTATAATTCTATTGTTACTATTTTCAGTGATCCTAAAATCTCCACTTTCTGTAATTCTAAACGTAAAATTACTATTAGGATATTTAGTAGCTATTATTAAATTTCTATTAGTTAAATAGTTTGTTATTTTATTCTCAATATATTCATAACTAAAATTAACACCAGCTATTTCAATTTCTCCAATTTCATCAATACTAGCTAATTTAATTAAATCAAATGCCTTTTCAATAGTTCCATATACTTGCAAACTTACATCAAAAACAGTTTGCGAATCAGTTATTGTAACATTTTTTTCTAATTTTTTTAGATCTGTTACAACCTGTTTAAATGAACTTTTAATAATAGGCTCGTAATATATTTCTAATCCTACAATATTAGTATCTGAAATACTAGTTAAACTACTATTCCATTTAACTAAATTATAAACATAGGTTACATCTCCGTATAATTTTACAGAAACATCTAATAAAGTTTCACCATATTTTATAGTATATAAACTCATGGTCTTTCTGCTGAAATAGTTATATCTAATAATTCACTTGAATTACTTGTTACATTAACACTAGTCATTCCATCAGCTTCTAATTGTATGGATATAGCACGTTTTAACGCTAATTGTTGACCGCTTGACTTTACAAAATTATCAACACCTACACCACATAATGGATATTGTTTCCATGCTCCAATCCAAGAATCTACCAATAATTGAATGTGCTGTGAATCACTTTCTTGAATAAGAAAATCACCATTTTGAATAACTAGATCGTTATCTTCTAATATTATATCTTTAGCTACCATTACCTTGTTTAACTGTTAAATTCTCTATATCCGTTTGTATTGTTGGTGTTAATGGTGTAACACTAGTAAAGAAACTAGTCAAAGGAAACGTACCACTAGGTGCTAATGTTACTACTTGACTAGAACAAGCTGCAATTAAATCATTTACTTTATTTTCTAAAGCATTTAATTTATCTGTTAAGTCTTGAACCTTTACTAAACCATCATAATTTACGCCGTTTAAATGTATCTCATCAACTTCACTAACCATTGATATAAAACCAGTAGTATTATTAATTAATGTTACTAATACTTTTGTACTATCCTTTGGTATTAATTTAAAACCATCTTTATTATCAGCATTTAAACGAACATTAACTAAAACCCCACTACCATCAACTGGAGTGCAATTACAAATACCATTAATTAAATCAATATCAGAAACAGTACAAACTATGGAATAGTTGTTAGCTTGCGGATTAATTCTCCTAATAGCATCTTTTATAGTTGTTATATCATCCATTAGTTACTAGTTTGTTTAAATACGTTAACATCACCAACCGAACTACCAATAAATCTACCTATATCAACAACTTGTTTATAAGCATCACCTACACTCATATTATAATTTACTCCTACTATTGAGTAATATCCATCTTGTTCAGGAAATTTTTTACTAGTAATTTTAGCTATATCTCCATGTCTTACAAATGGTTCACCAAAAGTCTTAATTTTACCTACATAACCAGTATATTTAATTTCTTTTAGTTTAGAATTAGCAAATACTAATAAATCTTCATCACTAGCATTATAAGTATAATATGTTCTTTGACTTCCATCTGTATTACCTACTTCAACTTGCTTTTTAGTATTATTACTATCCATACTAATAGCAACTACTTTTAAATTAAGATCATCCGCTTGTTGATATTCTAAATCTTCACTATTTATTATAGTTTCTTCAAATGCAAATTCTTCTGTATTACTTTTAGCTGAATTAGTAGGTAATCCAACATATAACACACCATTTTGAAAGTATGAATATAAACCATATTCTTTTTTTAAAGTATCTAAAATTTCAGTAATGCTAACTTTTGTAGCTCTAAAATTACCTAAATTAACATCTGATACTATACTTGTACCAGTAGAGTTATTTACAATTATCTTATAAGTAATATCACTAGGTATCATATAATCCAATAACTGATTTAATGTAATAGGATCACTTGTTATAATTGGTTTTTTTAAAGGTTTACCACTTTTACCATATAATATAGTACCAGTCTTTTCAGGATAAGTAATGTTAGTATTCTTTAGAATAAACATTTTATCTTCACATTCGATAAGAATAGGATTATTAGCTCCTATTTTAGTAATGTAACCTTCAAAAACAGTTCTTAACTTTGGATCATAACCTAATTCAATCTTTATAGCATCACCACGTTTAAATAAAGCTGTACGACCTACAAATATATTCTCACCTTCATAGTTTATATTTCTTGGAAACATAACCTTTGCTGTATCAGTCATTTTATCATAACTAGTATTAACCTCAACTTCATTAATAAAATCAAGTTCAATAGGTTTTTTACCTACTGGAGTAATAGTTATTTTTGAAATACATTTAAGCATTAGATTTTATTTCAAATGGAGTATCAGAATAACAATTTAAGTTAAAGTCAAATACATTACGCATTCCTTCTCTTTGTTCATAGCTATAACCACTAATAACAACTGTATAAATTTTAAAATAGTCTAAAACATTACTAACAACATCTAAACTAAATGGACTTTTACAAAATGTATCTAGTTTCTTTAAATCGTCAATTGGTGGTTTATTTGAATCTTCACCAACTATAACACCTTTAATAGATATTTGATAATCTCCATCACTTACATACTCTTTAACACTACCGTTACGTCCTTGTACATTAGTTCTAACAATGTTTTTTTCTTGATTAATAGTAATTAGTGCAATAGGTAAAATTAAATCGTTAATAGCATCTATTGGAGCAGTTGAACTACCTCCAGTAAAAGTTTGTGTTTGTTGACCACTACCTATTGGTTTTTTAAATATAACAGCATCAAATACTGGAACGCCTGAAAGTGTACCTTTAGCTAAATAACTATCTGGTTCAATTACACTAGCATCAGAAGCCTTAGTATAGTTAATAGCAAAAAATGCTGGTTTAACTAATCCTAATCCTTGTCCTTTAGCTATTAATTTAGCTTGTCCTTCTGGATTAAATCCTTTATTTAATGTAAATTCTGCCATTATCTAGCTGCTATATTAGCTTCGTTAACCATTTCTAAAAATATTTTTGTAACTTCTTCCTTAATTTTAATAGTGCTATCTTTTAAATCATTTGCTTGTATTTTCAACTCGTGTACCAATTCAGTAATATTAATCACTAAACTTTGTGGACGTTGAGCCGAAATGTTTACTCCAGAAGATGTTGCTGATTTTCCTAGAGATGAAAGTTTATTTGATTTATCAGTTAATCCATCTAATTTAGTATCAGTTGGTTTTGATTTTAATAAATTCCAGGCTCCAGTTAATCCATCTTGTGCTTTCTTTATGATGGCCCATTTAAAATCTTTTTCTTCATTAGTCTTACTTGACATTGCGTTTCTTTTTTGAATATCTCTTAAATACTCAAAGTTTTGAACAACGTCTTTTGCGGTTTTAGTACTTTCTAACATACTCTGCATTTCGGCAGAAAATGTTTTCATTTCTTGTCTATTTCCTGCAAATCCAGTAGATTTTAAGCCTAAATAATCGTTATAAAATTTAGCCATTGTACCATGTTGTAATCCTTGTTTTGCAAGGGCTTCATCCATGAAATTCTCAGCAGATAACTTTTTATTTAAAGTATCTGCCATTTTAGTAATAAAATCAATTGTTCCTGATATTATACCACTTTGAGATTTACCAATATTAACTTGTATTTGTGTCCAAATATCAGATAAATTACTCCATTTACCACCAACTGTACGGCTTTGCTCATCCATTAAATTAAAGAATTGTCCACCACTAGCAGTAACAGTTTTAAAGGCTTCGTCAACATCTTTAAATGTTATTTTGCCTTTCTCCATTTCTTTTAATAATTCACTATAACTTTTACCAGTTTTTTTAGCAATAATATTTAACGGATTAAATCCTTGTTCTGTTAATTGATTTAATTCTTGTCCAGCTAAATGTCCTTTTGAACGTATTTGACCAAATGCGGTAATTAAAAACGGTAAAGATTGTTTACCTAATACAGCCGATACATTACCCAACATTCGTAATTTATCAACTACTTCGCCACCAGCTACGCCATAAGCCATTAATCGCTTCGTGGCATCTTGAACCTCTGATAATTCAAATGGACTTGTCTTAGCTAAACTAACTAATTGTGTTTCCAATGCGCCACTAGCTAATCTATCGCCATGCATCATAGTTCTTACTGCAGTACTAAAATATTCATAGTTTCTAAGATTATCAAAAATAGATTTACCAAAAGAAGCCAAAGATAATCCTGCACCCAATCCAAGTAATTTATTTTGTAAACTACCCATAACACCATCCATTCTATTAGTCTCGCTAACAGCTCCACGCATCTGTTTACTAAACAAATCTTTTAAGGATAGTGTATATTGTAAATCTTTAGCCATTATCTTTTAATACTCGTGTTCCATTATACTGTAAAACAAAATCAACTTGTGCAACCGCTTTGCACCATTGACTATCACTTAATGTTTTAGGATTTACACCTAAATAAAAACGAATGAGAGCGTTATTTTTTTCACTATCATTCGTTTCTAATAATTTTCGATATTCTTCTAATTTTTTTTTATAACAGTTTGTTGAACTTGTAATAATTTTACTACTGCAAATTCTAAACTCTCCATTGCATCTTCACTCTCGTAAATTTCTTTTAAAGAATCTCCACCAACATACAAACCATTTAAAACTGCTTTAATTGCCATTTCTGAACTCTTTTGTGCTAACTTATTAGCCATATCACGAGTTTGTTTATCTGGTTTTCTTAAATGAATTGTTGCTACCTTTGTTTCATCATCTTCATCTAATGGAATAATTAAAGTTCTAATTACTCCGTACTTTGCTTTTAATTCTTCTAATGTTTCGTTTGCCATATTTATAGGGTTTTTATTCCTACAAATATAGCAAATAAATTAAACATATTTAATATCAGAAACAATTAATTCACAATCACAAGAAATTGATGTATCTCCAGTATTTGATTTACGAGGGTTATTCATAAAACGAACATCTTTTAAAACGTGTTTTCTTGGTATTAAAGCTGAATCAGTATAAATAACGATAATATCAAACTCAGGAATAGCTTGTAATGTACCAGATGGAGAAACTGCTGTAATAGCTTCTATTTCTTCCATTAACAAAGTAATCTTTGCAGTTGGTTCAAACTTACCATATCCACGAGATACTGGTTTATTTCCAGCACC